TTAAATCTTGTCTTTTCGGCTGATGACATTTCTCCTGTTGTCTTAGGTGTCTTACTTGATACTCTCTTACTTGGTCTACAGGCTGGATAGCCTCTTTTCTCGCCTTTTTGACGACCACAAGGCTTTCCTGTTTTAACATCTACCCATTTTTCTTTGAACCATCGGGTAAGACCACCGCTACTTCTTGCCACTTTTTTTAGTTCCTGTGCGATAAGTACCACCACGCTTCTTATACTCTCGTACAAGCCATGCGTTGGCGTAAGCAGAAGGGTAAACTTTAAATTTACGCTTGGCTTCTGCTTTTACCCTAGAGTATAACGCTTTATTTACAGGAACATTCGCCACGTTTCTTGCCTCCCTTCTTTTTCT